CAAATTACTTAAAAAAAGATAGTATAGATTTTGGAACATGGAATGATGCTCAAGTGCCTGGTACATTCTCAATTTATGCATCAATAGAAAATGAAGTTTTTTTAATAGAGCTTAAAAATATAATGGAAAAAATTACAAATAAAAAATTATATCCTACATACTCATACTCAAGAGTTTATGAAAATGGAGATGAATTAAAAAGACATACTGATAGGTTTAGTTGTGAAATATCAACTACACTTTATTTAGGAGGTGACCCATGGCCAATATATATAAGGAATGAGGATACAGATGTCGAAGTCAATTTAGAAGAAGGAGATATGTTAGTTTATAAAGGTAACATCTTAGAACATTGGAGAAACAAATTTCAAGGGGAACTATGTGGTCAAGTGTTTTTACATTATAATTCTGTAGATACCAAAAATGCAGAGTATAATAAATTTGACACTAGACCTTTTATAGGTTTACCTGTTTCTTTTAAAAATGAAAAATAATCTTACAATTTATAGCAACATAATACCCATTGATATATTAAAAAATAATTTTTTAAGTTTTCCAAAAAATCTACCAAAATATTATAAAAATTTACCAAGACTTTTTAATCGCTCAGAGACGAGCACTACAATTAAAACTTGTCCTGGATTTGTAAACTATTTTAGAAAAGTGTTAGTTTTTACATCTCCTTTTGATATGGAGTTTCTAATATCTAATAATAAGTTAGAGCAGTGGGCAATGGGTAATGGCGATTTTAATAATCTTATGAGTGTGACAACTCATAGTAACTCACAGCTATTGGATTATGTACAAAACGATAATTATCAATTTGTAATAAAGATATGTATGTTTAATTATATTCAATCAGATGCACCTTTATATTTTCACAATGCATCATGGGAGTTTAGAAATTGGGAATGTCTTCCTGGTGTAATACATCCTAAAGATATACCAACTGATTTAAATATGTTTCTACCTATAAGAAAAGAAACGGATAAGATAGTTATTAAAAAGGACGAACCATTATTTTATATGTCTTTTGAAACACAAGATGATATTGAACTCCATTTTTCTGGTAAAAAGTTTGATCTGACAAGCCATACCAATACTTTGAGCTATAAGTTTTCTATACTGAAAGATAGAATACTTGGTAAAAAAATAGTATAATAAGCCATATGCCATTAGCTAAAGTACCATTCGCAGCAGGTTTTAACAAACAAATCACAGCAACCCAGGCTCAAAATGTCTGGATTGATGGTGATAACGTGCGTTTTAGATACGGCATGCCTGAAAAAATAGGAGGATGGAATCAATTAAATGCAAATGATTTAGTAGGTGTTGCTAGGCAAATGCACAATTGGTTTGATTTAGATGGTAGAAGGTACTCTGCAATTGGAACAAATAGAATTCTAGCTATTTATTATGATGAAATATTTTATGACATAACTCCGTTAGATTCAGTAAGAACACAAGCAAACTGTGACATCACCACTACTAATGGTAGTAACATAGTGACTATCACTACACCAGCTAATCATAATTTACAAATTACAGAACTTGTAGCATTTTCTGCTGCTACAGGATTATCAGGAACTAGTTTTACATCTGCTAATTTTACCGATAATCTCTTTGAAGTTTTGACGGTTCCGTCACCAACTACTTTTACTATTCAAATGCCATCAAACGAATCGACAGGATCCGTTACAAATAATGGATCTTTAACAATAACACCATACATTGATATTGGTAATTACATTCAACAGCCTGCTTATGGTTTTGGTACTGGTACTTGGGGTCTATCTACATGGGGCACATCAAGAACATCTTCTAACTTAATTCTTGATCCAGGCCTGTGGTCATTGGACAATTATGGTCAAACACTAATAGCTACTGTTCATAACGGCCCAAGTTTTTCTTGGAATCCTGTTGCAGCAGATACAAATGCTCTTGCTACAAGAGCGGTAGCTTTATCTGGTAACCCTACAAAAAGTGTGGCTACCATTGTTTCTGACAGAGATAGGCACTTAGTTCATCTAGGCACAGAAACTACAATTGGAACCACTTCAACACAAGACAAAATGTTTATAAGATTTTCTGACCAAGAAGATTTAAATACATATGCACCTACTTCTACAAACACTGCAGGAACTTTTAGACTAGATAGCGGAAGTGAAATTATTGCAGCGGTGAAAGGTAAAGATTACATTTTTATTCTTACGGATACAGCTGCATATATTATGCAATTTGTCGGCCCACCTTTTACATTTAGTATAAAACAAGTTGGAACTAACTGTGGTTGTTTGGGTCCGAATTCTGCAGTATATGTCAACGGAGCTGTATATTGGATAAGTGATGAGGGTGGCTTTTTTGTTTTTGATGGTACTGTAAAAGCCTTACCATGTTTAGTAGAAGACTTTGTTTTTACATCAAATGGAAATAATTTAGGATTAAATTTTTCTGCAGGCAAAATAACATTTGCTTCACACAATAGTTTGTTTAGTGAAATAAACTGGTTTTATCCTAAAGCAGGTTCAAATAACATAGATAGGGTAGTAACCTATAATTATGACGAAAATGTATGGACTGTAGGAACTTTAGCTAGAACAACTTACTTTGATCAAGGTGTATTTCCATTACCTTATGCAACAAGATTTTACACAACAGGAACAGGGACTTTTCCTACTGTACAAGGGATCACGAACCAAGGCGCCAGTAGATTGTATGAACATGAAAGTGGTTTAAACGAAGTTGATGCTAATGGGACTACCACTGCAATACAAGCCTTTATACAATCAGGAGATTTTGAATTAGACGTTGAAGGTAACGGTGAGTATTTTATTAAGATTAGAAGGTTTATTCCTGACTTTGGTATTCTATCGGGTCAAGCAAAGGTAACTTTAAATTTAAGAGCTTTTCCAAATGATACACAAGCATCTTCACCTTTAGGACCGTTCACAGTAACACCAACAACAAAACAAATTCATACACGTGCAAGGTCAAGATTAGCTAGTGTTAAGATTGAAAATGACGCTGTAGATCAAAATTGGAGATTAGGATTATTTAGATTCGACATTCAGCCTGACGGACGTAGATAATGCAAGTAAAAGATATCTCTATTGAGTATTTTAAAAAGAAAATACCTTTTTCAAAAGACTATTTAGAATTTGTAAAAAACCAAAAGCTTAATAATCATGAGGCACAAAACAATAATTATGATTATGACGAATCCAATAAAGAACTGTTGGATTTGACGCTTGAACAGCTTGATCCTTTTTTTAAAGAAGTAGGTGTTTATTTAGGTTATAAAAAATATGGTTTAGTAAAAGCTTGGATACAGCATTATGAGAAGGGTCATTTTCATGATCTGCACACCCACGAATCAATAAAAGATTTCTATTCTTTTTCTTATATAATCGATTGTACTGAGGATTCTTCTCACTTAAATTTATATAATCCAGGTTATCCCTATTTGAGTTATTATAAGAAAAAAATAAAACCTGAAGTAGGATTGTGTACATTGTTCCCTTGTTTTTTACCTCACTCGGTTGACCCAAATAAAGATAATGTTAGACTAATAGTAAGTGGTAATATTAAATGGCAAAAATAACAGCATACATACCAGAACCAAAAGATCAATATGATGTTTCTAATCAAAGACAAATATTAGAATCAGTTGATGTAATAAAACAACAACTTAATTTTTCATATCAAAAAGACTTGAAAGATGAACAAGAAGCGTTTAATTATTTTATATCATGACAATTCAATATAAAAACCAAGGTTTTAAACAAGCCGATACAAATAAAGCTACAGTACTGACATGTCCGTCTGATGCTACAATTATTATAAAAAGTGTTTATTGTGCAAATAATGATGCCTCCTCGGCTATATTAGTAAATATGAATTTAGTAGATTCTTCTGCTTCTAGCACTGAATATGAATTTTTCAGAGATGATGTTGCAGCCAAATCACAAATTAATGCCACCCCTCAAGGCTTAAACTTAGAATCAGGAGATGCAATAACAGTACAAGCGGCTACAGGGAGTAATAAAATTCAAGGTGCTGTGAGTTATGCATTAATAGATAGATCACAAGAAAATGGCTAAAGTAAAATTTCTTAATTTCACACCAAGACCAAAACCAAGAAAACGTCCGAGACGTCATACAAAAAGACTTAACAAAAATAAAAAAAGATGTTATAAGCGCTACAACCGTCAAGGAAGGTAGTAATGACTAAAAAAACTGTTAATATTGGTGGACAAGAAGTTCCCGTAGTTAAAGCCACAGCAATTGAGGAAGTTCTTAATAAAAGAACAGGAAAGAAATATGCTAATAAAGCTGATTTTGATAATGATGTTGCTAATCCCAATAGTGACACTACTAACGATGATTTACAAATCAATCAAAAAATAACAGTTGATTCTTTAGAAGTTTTTGGTAAAACCGAATAATGCAACCGTACGGTGGAACTGAAATTCAATTTGATTATTTAAAAAAATTTGTTGAGTATTCATTATTAGATTCTGTTCAAATAACTACATCTATTCCTGAAAAAGAACCTCTACATCCTGTAAAACCAAATATTCTTTGGTTAAAAAATTCTTATGATCAACCTAACTTACATGCCTGGTTCAAAGATAAAAAAAATCATGACAAATATGATTGGTATGTGTTTAATAGTCATTGGAGCTTTGAAAAGTATAGATATTTTTTTAAAATACCAGAAGACAAATGTACTGTAATTAAAAATGGAATTGATTACGATGAACTAAAATTAAAAACTGATTTTACTCCACAACCAAAAATGAAGATGTGCTACATCTCTACACCATGGAGAGGTTTAGAAGTTGCCTTAGATGCAATGGAAGCAATAAAAGATCCTGATATATCTCTTGATGTATTTTCATCTACAATTATCTATGGAAAAACTTTTTTTGAAAACAATGATGAGCCATACAAAGAACTTTATGAAAAGGCAAAAAGCTTATCAAATGTAAATTATATGGGCTATTGCCCTCACGACCAACTGTTAGGAAAATTAAAAGACTACCAAGTGAATTGTTTTCCTAGTATATGGGAAGAAACTTTTTGTATATCAGCAATGGAATCTTTGGCTGCTGGTCAATTGCTTATAACTACTGATCTTGGAGCTCTTCCAGAAACATGTGCTGAGTTTCCAGTTTACATACCGTATACGTCTAATAAAAAAAATTTAAAGGTACAATTAGCAGAAGCTATAATAGAAACAAAAGAAATACTAAAAAGAGATATTTCACAAGGTCTTAAATTTCAACAATTTTATTATAAAAGGTTTTATGATTGGAAAATAATAGGGAACTTTTGGACTAATTTTTTAAAAGGAGCGTTAAGTGTCTACAGAAATAAATAAAAAAAGTTTAATGGTATGCACGCCTATCCACTCTGAGGTGTCGATGCATTATATGAAAGCTTGTCTTGATTTACAAAAAGAATGTTTACTTAATAAGATAAAAGTTACATTTCAATTAATGAAGTCTAGTTTAGTAACACAGGGAAGAAACTTATGTGTATCTGCTTTTTTACAATCAGATGCCACACATATGTTGTTTATAGATTCAGATATTGATTTTACAACAAGATCTGCTCTTAGACTTTTTAAATGTGATCATGAAGTTTCTTTAGTGCCTTATCCAATGAAAACAATAAATGAAGCAAAATTTAGAAAAGATCAAGAAAAAAGACCTGATGATGACTCAAACACATACGGCTTAATTTATCCTGTAACATTTGGTGATGAAAATAAAATTGAACCAAAAGATGGTTTTGTCGAGGTAGTTAAGGGACCTACTGGTATGATGATGATACAGAGATCTGTTTTTGAAAAATTAATGAAAGAATACAATGAATTGAATATAATTCAACGTACTATGGTTAATGGTGAGATGATAGAAAGACCATTTTATTACAATTTTTTCGATTCATACTACAGCCCAAAAACAAAAACATATACAGGAGAAGACTTTTATTTCTGTAAGTTATGGACATCCATGGGAGGTAAAATACATGCTCTAATAGACGAGGATATATCACACGTTGGAGAGTATAAGTACACAGGTAAGATGTTCAATGAATTCGTAAAAACAGCCTGATATTGAAGAATAGCTTTATATAAGTTAAAATACCATAATAACTAGTTAAAATATTATGGATCCATTTACTATAGCATTAGCAACCTTTGGCATACAAAAGCTAAGAGGTAAATCAACAAAACGATCACTAAGAGATGCAGCAATAGCAGGCGGTCTTGGTCAATTAGGAGGCATGGCTGGTATTGGTCCTTTTCAAGCTTTTGGTAGATCAAGTGCAATGCCTGCAATGTTTCAAGGTGGTAATTTTATAGGACAACCCTCAGCAGCACAGATAGCAAAATTAGGGACTGACGAACTTACTATAGGAGAACAACTTGCATCAACGCCTACGGGAAGTGGTTTGTCTAGAATACTTGGTAAGAAAGATTTAACAAACAAAATAACAGGTGAGGTCACAAGAGAGGGTTCTGGATTTTTAGGTTTATCTCCAGGTATGCAATTAGGTATAGGTGCAGCAGGATTAACAGCTCTTGGAGGTGAGGATGAACAACCTGAAATGCCTGAAGGTACTAGACCAGAAGATTATGAAGAGGCAAAAAAGAAAGCAGATGAACAGCTTGAAGGAATTCTAAATACATATCAATATGACACTGCAGATGCAGGAAGTAACATGAGTCCTTACAACTATAATAATAATCCTTTATACACTTTTCACAAAGGTGGTATCGCAGAGGTAAGAAAATTTAATCAAGGTGGTATAAATTATTTACCATCAAAAACTGATCATAATGAAAAAGATATAAACAATTATGTAAGGGCTACAGGATATGTAGAAGATGGTTCAGGTAATGGAGACAAAGACGAGGACACAATGTTAGCTCAATTAGCTGATGGTGAATTTGTTTCAAGAGCCGATGCAATATTGGGGGCAGGTATAATGGAAGGTGCTAACCCAACAAGTTATAAAGACATGAGAAAAAAAGGAGCGGCTTTCTTTTATGGACAGCAAGCAAAGTTTAAACGAATATTCGATTTACTAGATGCAGCCAGAAAAGAAAAAAATTAAAAAAGAGGTCGTTGTATTATACATCGAACCTAAAAAACTTGACGAATATTGGCCACTCGTTGAGTTCATGTTGAGAGAGGGTCTTAAATATGATGGTAACCCCATGAATATTGAAGATCTTCGTGAAGAGATTGAAAACGGATCCTTTCAATTGTTTACAATGTTTGGATCTGATGACGGAATAAAGTACAAAGTATTTGGTGTCTTTGTTACAAGAGTTATGGAGTTACCAAACTTTAAACAATGTGAAGTCATATTATTAAAAGGAGAAAAAAGAGAGCTATGGCAAGACGAGGTAGCAGAAACAATAGAGCATGTTGCATATCAAAACGATTGCAAACGAATAGCAGTGCATGCAAGACCTGGTTGGCAAAAGTTCTTAGAAGGTAAACAATGGAAAGTAAAACGTTATTTATATACAAAGGAGTTAAGTTAATATGAGTTTCATCTTTGGAGGCGGAGGTGGTGGCGGAGGTGGCTCCACTTCAGGAACACAAGTATCGATAGCTAGAGAAGCACCAGAAGTAGAAAGCCGAAAACTCGCACTCTACGATCAGGCAGCAAAATTAGCTAAAGATCCTATAACAGGAGGCATTCCTGCTTTTCAAGTTGCAGGTCCTAGTGGATTAGAGCAAGCAGGATTTACTCAAGCAGGTACAACAGGCGTTGGAGGTGCAACAACTGCAGCAGGTATAGGTTCAGTACTTGGTTCTATGCAAGGTCCTAACATTGCACAATTTTTAAATCCATATCAATCATATGTGACTGATGAAATTGCTAGACAAGGTCAAATGGCACAAAATCAACTTGCAGCGAATGCGGTGCAAGCAGGAGCATTTGGGGGAGGAAGAGAAGGTATTCAACAAGCTGAATTACAAAGAGCAACACAAGCAAACATTGGACAGTCATTAGCTTCAGGATTTCAAAATGCTGCAGGTTTGGCTGCTCAACAGCAAGGTATTCAACAAGCTGGTGGACAGCTTCTTGGTGCTTTAGGAGGTCAGCAACAAGCGATGCAACAAGCTGACATTGCAAGTTTATTACAAGCAGGTGGAGTTCAAAGACAATTAGGACAGCAAGCTTTAGATGCACAGAGACAAACTACCTTAGCAAGACAGTATGAACCATATCAAAGATTAGAATTCTTAAAAGGTATTATGACAAATTTACCGACATCACAATCTGCTGTCACAGCGACCACGGCACCAGGAGCTAACCCTATGGCACAAGCGGTAGGTACGGGTATTAGTGCGTACGCAGCTTATAACATGGGTCAAAGGAGGTTCTAGTGCCAGCTTTTATACCGTTGATAGGAATGCTTGGAAATCTAGGTCGTGCAGGACTTGGTGCATATAGAACAATGCGAGCCATTAGAGCTGCAAGAGCAGCTAAAGGTATGCCTATGGGTTATCAAAGAATGCTTGGCTCACAAGGTGCAGGTTTAGGTAAAGGAACTTCTGGATCAGGATTACAAGGTTTAGTGGCTAGAGGAGCTAAAAAAGCTCCAGGAACTTCTGGATCTTTAGAAGCAGGTACAGGTGTGCTTCTCGGTGGTGAAGGGGTTGGAGATATTGTTCAAGGAACTAGAGAAGGCGATGTCGGTCAAACTCTTATGGGAATTGGTAGTCTTGCTTTTGGTGCACCTCTTGTTGGAAAAGGTTTAAGACTTGCAGGTTCACAAAGAACATTGAAAAGAAAATTTCCTGAAACATCAAAAGCTATGCAAACAACAGGTAAAGAATTTACTAAAAGAGTTCCAGGAGGATTAAAAGGAACAACAGGTGTTGGTCTTGCAGGTATAGGAGGTGGATTAGTGTTAGGTGATAAACCACCAGCAGTTGCAGAGGAAATAAAAAATAGTGATATGAATAGAATTATAAGTGACAAGCCTGTAGATCTTGTCATTAGTACAATTGAATCAGATAAGAAAAATCCAGAAATAGATACGACTACACCAGAATATAAAAAGTTAGCGACAGAGGCTTTGACAAAAGCCTATCAACAACAAGAAATTGAAGGTACAACCTCATCTGCTACAGCAGATAGAATTGCAGATGTTATGACATTTACTACACCTGGCGGTACAAAAGTAAATAACACAGCTACGATGCCAAATAACAAAGATCCTGAAGCTAAAGATTTAGATGTTGATGACATAAATGATATTGCAAACCGACAAAATGCACAGGGAGAAGGTGGTAAAGCTATAATAGATAATTTATCTGATGGTGCAGGCAGTGAAGAGGCTGCTCAATTCAATAGGTTTTACGATAGAATTACAAATTTAACAGGCGGCAATGACCAAACAAATAATTTAATTTTATTTAAATTAGGAACAGGTTTGATGAAAGGCAGAACTTCACAAGGTGGCTTAAGAGGTTTTGTAGATGTACTTGGTCAAGCTGGATCCGACACAGCAGATCTTGCTATGGCATTGTTTCAAAAAGAAAAAGATAGAAGAAATGATTTAGCAGTTGCGTATTTAAAAGCAAAAGAAAAGAAAAAAACTGATGCAGCTTTAAAAGTGAAAAGTAGAAAAACAGTTGTAGTACAAGATCCGACATCACCTTTTGGTGCAAAAAGTGTTGAGGTTGGTGTCGACCAAAATGGTTTTGATGTAATGATTGTAGATGATGGTCAAGGTGGCACTACAGCTGTTCCAATGAAATACACAGAATATACAGAGGTAAATAAATCACCTGCAAGAATTGATAAAAGAAGAAAACAATTAGGAAGTATCAATGCAGGTTATCAAATGACACAAGAAATTTTAGCCTTACCAGAAGGAACGTTTGGTGCCGGTGGTAAGGTAAGGTTAGGATTTGAAAATTTAGTTGGTTCTCTTGAATCAATTGCAAACACTCTCAATATAAGAAATATTGGAAGTTTTGATGAAGAAGTCGATGGTATAATTCTAAATGACTATATTGGAGGAAAAAAAATTGATGAACAGGGTAATGAAGTTGCACTTACAGAAAAGGAAAGAGAAGATACAGCAAAACTACAAGCTGAATATAGAAAAGAAATTGGTACATTAAATAAAAATTTTAGACCTGATGATAAAGATTTAGCAAATATAACAAAAGCAAGATTGATTGAGATACGTATGAAATATATCCTTGCTAACGCCTTAAAAGATGAAGATAGATTGACGAGAGCGGACATTGAAGATGCTGCACAAGCAACACAAACATTAGGATTAGGGATGTCGGATAGGGTAGTTAGAGGAGCATATGAAAGATTGGCAGAAAGATTCCAAGCTCAATTTAAAAGAGTTGGTAGAGATTTTATAGAATTAGGAGGAAGTGTTAATTATCTTAATTCATTTGAAGATATGCCTATCATTCGAGAATATCAAAAAAGTTTACAAAACAAAATAATTAAACAAAATATTGCTGCCAACAATACGGCAATCCTTGGTACTATAAAATAATGGCTACTTTAAAAGAATTACAAACAAGATTAGATAATAAAACATTTGATCCATCAACTTTAAATGACGAGCAAAAAATAGCGGTTGATATTGCTTTTGAATCTGGTCAATTAAAAGGATACAATTCTGTGTCTGAAGTAGAAAGAGAAAGAGATATTGGCGCAAAATTGATTGCAAAAGAAAAAGCTAAAAGAGATAGACCTTTTACCGTTGCTACACAAGGCATGATACCACTTACAAAAGAAGGTGTAGAAAGATCTGATTTAGAATTAACAGGTGATGTTGCAGGTGCTGCATACGTGTATACAAAGGACATGCCAAAAATTGTTAACTCAATAATAAGAGATCCTTCACAAGGTCTTGGAATAGATAAAATGAAAGCTGTTGAAGGTGATTTTAGGAAGTATGAAAGAGCATTACAAAAATTACCTTTTTTTAGAGGTATAAAAATTTTAAGAAAAACTGCAAGGGCAGTCGGTAAAGTAGCTGATGGTTTTAGAATGGCAGGTAGTGCACCATCGCAACTTTTAGTTACAGAAGCAAAAGCACAAGTCGCATCAGCAGCTGGTGCTGGAGCAGGTTCAATTTTATATGATGCTGCAAATGTTGCAACAGATGTTAATGTAGCAACTAATAGTGATTTATCAGAAATTTCAAATAACGATATAAAGAAACTGCCTTATGGACAACAAGTATTAGTGCATGCTGCAGAAGCATCGCGTAATGCATTTTATTTTAACTTAGCGGGAACATCACTTGCACCAATTCTTAACGTTACAATGCGTGGTATGAAAGGATGGCTAGGTCTTGGAAGCCCAGAAACAAAAGCATTAGCAGAAGCAGCGGAACAAAAGGGTATTAAGTTATCTATTTCAACTTTAGCAGACTCAGGAACATTTGGTGGTAAAATTATTAGAGGGTTTGAAAAAGTTTTTGGTATTATACCTTTAGTAAATATTTTTGCTAAAAGACAAAGAAAAGCTGTAGAAGAACAAACCTTTAGAGCAATGTTGGATAATGTAGTTGCAAAGGCTCCATTGGAGGCAACAGGAATGTTGAATTTAAAATTTTTACCAACGATGCGAGAAAACTTTCAAAAGTATTTTGATATCATAAACAATCGATATAATTATGTAGATACTATTGCTGAGAATTTAGGTAATCCGAAGTTTATACCTATGAAAGGTTTCAAAGAAACTGCAGAAAATATAATTAAAAAAATTGAAGATGGTAGTCTAGAGCCATTCATGGGTAAACAAACAGATTTACCTTATGGCCAAAGAGTTCCTAAGTATGAAGGTCAGTTTGATAAAGGATCACCTTTTGCAGATTCTTTATTTAATTTTGCAAACAAAGGAAGAGCTATAGATGATTTTATTACACCAAAACAATATCAAACATTAATAAAAGATTTAGTCAGAGCGACAGAAGCAAGTAAATTTACTGATATGAAAGATTTTTTCTTTGGTTTAAAAGCTTCGGCAGTCAATGATTTCAATAGAGTTGCATCTAAAGATAACATTCAAGCATATTTAAATAGTACACCTTTTAAACAAGAGTATGATAGTATTTTACAATCGTCAGGAAGAGAGGCAGCAGATGAGTTCGCTGCTAAGATTACAAAAGGAATGGATGATTTCGGTAAAGAATTAGAGGGAGCGAATCAATTCTTTTCTACATCTGTTTCAGCTTTCAATAATCCTGTAGCAAGAAAGATAGCTAACTCAACACAAAATGTATTTGCTAACAAAGCTGCATTGAATATGGAACCCTTCGGTAGACTTCAACCAGATAGAATGTGGGAAGATACTATTTCAAAAACATTTCAAGACCCAAGTGCGAGTAGTCTCAAACAACTAAAATTTATTTTAGGAGTAGATAATCCTCAAAGTAAATTAGGTAAAGAAGTTTATAACAGAGCAAGAACAAGATATTTCTTCGATGCTTTATTTAAATCTTATACAAAACAACCAATGATTAACGAAAAAACTATTGGTGACATTATGGATAAAGCAAGAGACATGGGAATCATTAATTACAAAGGTAGAAAAGAAATATTCGATTCAGCAGGCACGACTGCATTAGAGGAGACAACAAGAATAGATCCAATCAAAGCAACAAGATATGGCCTAGGTGTAACGGATGTGGCTGACATACAGAAACAAGCAAAGACTGCAGGTGAGTTTGATATATCTTTGTTTAAAAAGAATTTAGGTTTAGATAGACCTGGTATGTCAGAACAAGCTGCAAAGACTGCAGCGCGTGGTAAGTTTCAAGAAATGTTTGGTGGTGGTAAAGTTGGTAAAGATGCAGCTGACGATCTTTTGAAACTTGTAGATATTATGGACGCTGAGTTTGGTAAATATATCTCAGACTCAAATTCATTTGTCATGAGAAGAATTATGCTTGGAGGAGTTGGTCAAACAGCCATTGGTGGTGCTGCACTTGCAGGCTTAGCACAGGGTGGTGTTGGTGCTGCTTTACCTTTAACACTTTTATTAGCTGGAGGTGGATACTTCTTAGCTAGTCCAAAGTCACTTAAGTATATGCTTGATGTATACACAGACATGGAAAGATTAAACAAAGCAGGTAAAACGATGGATGTAAGAAATCCACCTAAGTCAATGGTTCGTCTATTAAATTGGGCTATGGATGAAGATAAAGACTTTCCTAGAATAGATCCTAAAAATATTGATTTTGAAGAAGTGACACAATATTTACTTAATAAAAATATTTTAGTTCCTGAGCTTGGTTTTACACCACAAGCAATCGATCCTAAACTTAGGGATCAATTTTATCCTGAATTAAAAGTTATAGATAAATCATCACAAGAAGATTTAGCTAAAGGTATAAACTATTTAGATGGTTCTAATAAAGGCTCTTCACAAGCTAATACAGTTGTTAATTACAATCCATCAGCTCCTGCATATTCAGAGTTTGTTGATCCAAGAAATTTACCGCAAAATACAACACCTGCAGCGCAAGCACCTGCAATACAAGCCCCTGCTTCACAAACTATAACTCCACAGAATTTTAATATGCTGTTTCCTAATGATCCATTAGGTGCAGCAATAGCGACAAGAGGAAATCAATAATGGCTAAAAAATCAGCATTACAAAAGATAGAACATCATGAAAAAATTTGCAGATACATGCAAAAACAAACATTTGATAGGATAGATAGAATGGAAGCACGAATCGCTAGAATGGAAAAGTTTATAGTAGGTGGACTGGGTGCAATTCTTTTAGCTGTACTTTCTAATCATATGTAGTATAGATCTCGGATGAAGATAATCCGAGAAGAAAACAAATTCACAATTACAGATTACAAATGGGATAACAAATATTCTTATAGTAATTATTTTCGAGACGATGACCACGGACCACGAACCTACAAAGTAGGAGAAAAAAAGGTTCCTTCGGTAACAACAATACTTTCAGCTACACAAAGCCCAGAAAAGAAAGCAGGTCTTGATGCTTGGAGAGAAAGGGTTGGCCATCAAGAAGCTCAACGAATCATGAACCAAGCAGCCACAAGGGGTACAGAAATGCACTATGTACTAGAAAACTACATAAACGGCATAGGATACTTCAATTTATCTAAAGATGGTGCTCAGGCCAGGTTAATGGCTCATAGGGTCATAGAAGACGGCTTAGGCCCATTAAAGACTATATTTGGGAGTGAGGTAAACCTAGCATATGAAGATCAATGGGCAGGATCTACGGATCTAGTAGGTGTCTTTGATGGTAAACCTACAATAATTGACTTTAAACAATCAAATAAACCCAAGAGAGAAGAGTGGATAGAGGATTATTTTTACCAAATTGCAGCATATAGTTTAGCACATAAGAAGCAACATGGTGAGATCCTACAAGGATTTATTGCTATTTGTACAAAAGATCTATTGTTTCAAGGTTTTAAAATGGATCAATCTAAACTATCAGAATATGAAGATAAATGGTTTAAAAAAGTTGATGAATACTATTCTACTTTAGCCACTGCTTAACTTCTTCACCTAAGGTTTCTGCACTTAATTTTAATTTTTTATCTAGAGCTGAAACTATAAATTCATCAATGGTATTTTCTGTTATAAGATCAATGTAAGTTACATTTTTATCTTGACCAATTCTATGAGCTCTGTCTTCACTTTGTTCACGTACTTCCAAGTTGTACGAATTACTGAAATAAACCACATAAGAAGCAGCTGTAAGAGTAAGACCATAACCACCGGTGGAAGGATTACCAACAAAAAAACGGCAGCTACTATCATTTTGAAAACGGGAGACAGCTTGTTGCCTATCTTCCGTTGAAACTTCCCCAAAAATCGAAACCACAGAGTCAGCACCATACTTCTCCTTAATTTTTTCAATAATAGTTTTTATGTTTTGTACATAATTAGCCCATATTATAAACTTACCCTCTGTCTCTTCCAATATCTCCATCAATTCTTTAAGCTTAGGACAATCGTCAAATACTTGAATTGTACCATCATCTGATTTAACAAACCCGTTTGTAACCTGGTGTAATCTTAATATTTCTGTGAGTTTATTAGCAAAAGTGACTTCATCTTGATTAATGATTGCGTAAGCAAATTTTTTTAATCTGTTATAGATTTCTGCCTGTTTGGCTGTAAGATTTATTTTTCTCACAGTGTACAATTTATCAGGTAAATCTAAACAATCTTTTTTCTTAACTCTAAAAGAAAAACCTTTAAGCTTATGAGTAAGCTCATCTAGATTTGTATAGTATTTAGGAAATAACATTTGTCTTCCGCCCATCTCAATCTGTTGCATTACTGCATATCTCGCTCTAAATGTAAAAAAAGAATCAAAGCCTAAAAGTTGTGGACTAAGGAATTCACATTGTGTATATAGATCTAATGGAGATTTTGTTATTGGGCTCCCTGTTAGGATTCTTCGGTAGTCTGCTAGTCTACCTAATTTACAAATGTTTCGTGTTCGTTTTGCTGATCTGTTTTTTATTGTTGTTGATTCGTCTAGTATCATTAGATGACGACAATCTTTTCTAGATAATAATAATTTTAATTTATCTACACCAGACTTATGTGATAATGCTTCAACGTTTATAAGAAACCATTTTAAATGTCTTTCAGGATGTCTTTTATCCCCATAAACTTCCTTGTCTTTATGAACATGTACAACAGATCCAAAACTATGTTTGTCTATTTCACCAATCCAATTTCTATAAACTGAGTTAGGCGCTATAACAATAGCCCAATCAATCCAAAAATTTTTAAACATATAGTTTGCATTGTCAATTGCAACTTTTGTTTTTCCTGTGCCCATCTCCATAAAGTATGCATAGCTTCTTTCTTTTGCACCTGCAGTTAAAGCATCACGTTGATGTTGGAAAGGTTTAGTTTTATAGTTGTATTTCATTTTATCCCATCAATATATTTTTTTCTTGACTTAGTCAAATTATTAATTTACACGGCAATCAAGGAGGTCGTTATGGACTTAGAAGCACTGTCGAAAAATATAACAATCGACACCACAGCATCTCAAGAGATTGCTGAACTTTGCAATAAGTTATTGGACATCCAGAAGGAAGTAACAACGTTAGAAGACCAGCTAAAAAAGAAAAAAGCAGAAGAGTTGAAACTTTCCGAATCGGATATTCCAAACTTAATGCAGAAAACAGGTGTAAGTTTACTTAAGCTTACGGATGGTTCATCTGTAGAGATAAAACCATACTATGGCGCAAGGATACCTGCATCGAGAACTGACGAGGCTTTTGATTGGCTCCGTGATAATAATCATGGGGACTTAATTAAAAATAACGTAACTTTGACTTTTGGTAGAAATCAAGACAATGAAGCAAAATCAATTGTTGACGATTTAAGAAATAAAGGTCATAATGTAAAGCAAGCCGAAAAGGTAGAACCGATGACTCTTAAAGC